CCACTGCTGATTGTCCACGTATCGGCGGCTGAAGCTGCACCAGTCCAATAGTTAGCAGCCACTTCAAGAAGTGGTGACGCATTCGTTGTTATAGCACTCGCAATGGTGGTGTTAGCCCAAAGCCATGCAACCGCTGATGTGTGGTTGAACGTCGTACCATTTCCCGCATTTGAGAGTGTTAAAGCACCAAGCGCACTGCCTAGCTGGTCCCATGTGTAGCCGGTCGGAATGTCAGCGAGAACGAGAGCCGGTAACTGCGCGTGGGGTAACGTTCCGGTGGTGATGTCTGACGCAGAAACAACAACGTTCGAGGAAAGCGCGTGACCGTTAACAGTGGTGGTCTGAGGCACTAACAGTGCTTCGGCGGCTGTGGCCCGGTTCTTCTCTACCAGCACCGCCGCATCAGCGTAAGCATCTGTAGCAACCTTGGTGTCATTCGAGAGTGCAGCCTGAGTTGTTGCGGTCGTACCATTAGGCAACGCCGAAACCGCACTGAGACTTGCAGCAGACCCCGTGGTGTTCTGATTGAGTGTTGGAACGTCAGCAACAACTAGAGCACGTGCGGTAAGCGCACCACCTGACCCATTGGGTGAAGCGACAACCAGGTTTTGCGCGGGTGTGTCTGAGAGGTCAGCAAGCGCGGGTTGTGAGGCAGTAAAGAGGCCGGTTGCAGCCGTGAAACTATCTAAGAATAAGTGCGTGACCTTAGCTTTGGTGTTAACAGCGGTGCCTCCACCCCCACTGAAAGCATCGGGCCTCATATCGGAGATGGTAGTTACCCTGATGTTATCCGTTTGAGCCGTACAAATGGGCCATGCACCAGCTAAGAAGCCCACCGTGGATGATTCGATAAAGCCTGATGTGAAATTCAAATAGATGTATGTAAGAGTGTTAGCGGCTAGTGATATATCACCAGTAGCAAAACGCACCACGGCCCCACTAATCACCGCATCACCGCTTGTAATGGTGATGAGCAACCCCGGTTTACTTGCGCGTTGTGTAAAACCTGTAACCAGACTTACAGCCATATAATAACCTTCCTAACCCATCTAACAAGACGCTCGTACCAACGGGCCTCTAACACCTCAAGGCGGGCATACGCTTCGTGTACCTTTGCGTGAGCCTCTTGTGCGTGGGCGTGGGCAATGTCAATCTCTACTATTAGCGCGTTTTCCTTTTCGGCGATCTTGTTATGCAGAGCGGTCTTCACCGCGTGTAATTCTGCCTGCAACAAAGAAAACTCTTCACGCAATCTTTGTTCTGCGTGGGTCGGTGCTGCAATACCCACCACCGTGCCTCCAAAGGTAGGTGCAATGTGTTTGGGTTTAATTGTGTCGCTCATATCTTCACTCCATAATGTCGGGCCACACCGCTAAACACTAGCACCATGGGGGTCGCCACGTGAGTGACCCAAAAGTTACGATCATTGGTATTTTCCAGCTTTGTTACACGCTCGGCAACTGCTTCGTGGTGACAAGCAGCACGCTCACACAGTACCCTGATGTCACCAAGGGTCGTGATTATCTCTCTTTGAAATGTGTCGTTTGACCGTCTATCCTGCATGGTGGTTACCTGCGTGGTTACTTTCGTAAGTTGCACACCCCGATGGGTGTGTTATGATTTGAACATGAAAAACATACTATTTGTCTTACTGTTCAGTGTTATGGCATTCGCAACCACATCACGTTTTGTACACTTCGATGGGTTGGGTTTCGACGTTGACGGTGCTGTTGACAACGGTCATATCAACCTGAGAATGCTTTGCACAGGTGATGCACGTGTTGACGACGGCCCGGTCGGTGTCTTATCGAGCGTTACAGTCGTTTCGATAACACACCCATCACGCCATGTAGGTGACGTAGGTGATGCTTATTACCATGTAGAGATGACGGCCACTTGCACGGCGAAGTGATTACTTCTTGTCTGAGCCTGAAAACTCTTTGTAGAGTTCACGTGCCTCTTTGTAACCGAAGGCACCTAACCCCGCCTTGCTTGCTATGTCAATGATTGTCTTGATGGTTCCTAGATGTGCCCCAACAGCATCTATAACAGGCCCCGCAGCCATAGCACCGGTAACCGCAGGAACAGACACAGCCCCCGCCGCTTTGCCCCTCTCAAAACTAGCCTTGTCCTGGTCAGTCATGTTAGGGGTAGGCATCCCCGTAAGACCGGCAACAGCCATCTGCCTAGTGTTACTCGCATCCAACTCAGGGTTAGACTTCATCTGAGCGGCGGCCTTCTCTGACACCAAAGGCTCATCAAAGGGGTTGCCATTAGGCGAAGCCTTCTGAGTGGCCGCTTGCGCCTGTTGATGCTCACCCGCCTCAGATTGCAGCGGGGCATCAAACGGGTTGCCGTTCGGATTAGGTGTTAACGATGGGGTTCCCATTACTGAGCCGCCTTCTTTGGCAACATCGCCTTCTCATGCACGTAGTTGTATTCCGCACTAAGAGCAGAGCGAAGCGTTGCAGCGTTCATCTTCCCTGAGTTAGCAAGCTTCTGAAACTCTTCCATCATGTCGGAAGAACCACGACTCCCAACGTGAGCCTGCATCAACGCAGTTGATAACAGATGGGTGTGAACGAACAAAGGTGCATAATCTGCATCGGCACCTGCCTTACTCAACATCGCATCGTTAAACCGTGCGGTCGCACTTGACCCCATCTTTCCCGCTTTGTCAAGATTATCCATGTCCTGACGAATCTGTGAGAACAAACCAGCGGGTGAGATAAGCTGACGCGCTGTAATCACCTTCTTGCCTGTGTCAGCATCCAACTTCGTAACACCCTGAGCACTTGCCTTTGTCAAATCATCAGAAGTACCAGCAACCTGGTTGCCTTCGGTATCTGTACCAACAAACATATTCTTGCTAACTGCATCCTTTGCAGTCGCCTCAGCCGCTGATTTTGCACCCGCACCCTTCGCAGCCGCCGCTTGATTGGCCGGTGAGTTCTCAACGTCTAGCTGTGCCTGCTTTACACCCTTCGCCTTGGCCGCATCCCCCGCAATGCTCTCAGGGCTGTTGTTAGCATTGTTGGTTGCTTGCTGTGACTGTTGTTTAACGGTGGCCGCGTGAGAATCCAACGCGGTAAGATTCGCCTTGTAAATCCCAAGCATGTTATCAAGCGTCTTCAACTGGTTATCTGATGCGCCGTTCTTCGCCATAGCGTCACGCTGTGTCTGCGTGGTGCTGATGTACGTTGGAAGGTCATCATGCTTCAACGGCTCACCGTTAATGTCAAAGCCGTGAATCTTGTTGGTCAGCATGTTCATGTTCTTCGGAGGCACGAACGATGCACCAGGAGGCAACGCAGGTAGACCAAGAGCAGGAGCAAGTTGCGTGTACATCGCCTTCTGTCCGTCACGTGTGTTTTGTGTATCCTGTGGGATTTGAACGGTCTTCCCATCGCCCGAAAGGTGCGTACCACCAGGCACAGATGCGGCACCATTTGTTCCTGTTTGCGCGGTCAAATGCTCCGTAACAGCAGAGCCGTGATTCGCGATGGTGTCATAGTCCACACCCAACGAGTTTGCCAAGGAGCGGTTGTCAAGGTCAGCCTTGGTGTGCGCGTCTGTCTGTGCTTGCGTGTCGTTCTGCATCTTCAAGTCTTGGTTGTGAAGCTCTGCCATACGCACCTGGTCATCGAAGGTTTTGAATTTGATAGCTTGTTGTGTTGCTTGCGCTGCCTTCTCTGAGCGTGCGCCTTCACCTAGTCCACCCATGAATGAAGGACGACCACCAGCGGGTATACCAGCAAGACCAGTATCAACTGTGCTTGCGACCGCACCAAGAATCTTGCCAAGCCTGCTTTGAGGTTGAGCAGGAGCAGGAGCGGGTTGTTGCGCCGGTGCTGAGGGTGGCGTTGGGTTGCTGCCATCAGGAGGCGGAATGTTCGGTGTTACAGAATTTGTGCTCATAAGTTATCCTTTCCCCTGGAATATCTGACCCGCAGCCCCTATACCCGTACCAACCACACCGCCAAGAATCGAACCAATCGAAGGCCCCTGCGACTGTGTTACCGCGTTGCTCAGGCTTCCAACGGTGCTTGCCGCGCTGTTATCTTCCCCTGCCATGCCCTCAGGGTTTTCCATTCCTGCAACACCCTCTTCGGCTTTGACAGCGTTCCATTGGTTCTGATTCTGAAGGTTTGCGTTCTGCTCAGTGATACCTTGCTGGGCCGCGTTGCCTGCCTGAGCGGCCTGCGAAGCGATGGAGGCGTTGATTTGCGAACTAACACCGCTTGGAAGTGCCTCAGCACCTCCTCTTGATGCCATGTTGTTGTTAACAGCACGCTGCACGTTTTGATCTTGTGCGGACACCTGGTCGTTCGCCTGAGCACGCATAGAAGCAAGCGTAGATGCGCCGTACCCTTGCGGGTTGTCAATGGCGCTCTGCATCTTGTTATTAAGAAAGTTCAACTGATTCTGTTGTGCCGCGTTGTTCGTCTGAAAGGCGTTTTGCAGCGTGTTTGAAAAGTTCGCTTGTGAAGCCTCTTCATTGTTGGCAACGTTATCACCTTTACAGAGGGCGATGGGGCCGGTGTAGTCAAACCAATCGCTTTCTATGACTGCCAGTGTTGCCATGTCGATAACAATGCGAGTGTAAATTCTCATACCTTAAACCTGAATACGGGGAAGTTAAGACGCTCAAACCCCCGCCTCTCTATAAACTTTGCAAGCCGCTCATCCTTACAACCAAACATCACTTCTTTTATTCCTGCTGCCCGCGCTACATCTTTGACCTTCTCAAACAGTTCATTTAAGGCTCGCGCTTCCTGCATCGGTGTGATACCGGGCCGGGGTGCAAGAGCCTCTATAACAAGCACAGCGTGACAAGAGTTCATCAACTGCGGCACCCCATTGCGCTCAACCACCAAGTGCTGAGCCGTTGGATAGAGGTAAACCCCTCTGTCAACCAGGTTGATGTCGCTTGCCTTTGCTAACCAGTCAGCGTACGTTTCAGCGTCTCTATCTTCGGCGGGTCTTATCATGCTGCTACCCAACCGCATAAAAAGTACGAACCGAACCCTAGAGGAAAGGCCGTTCCTATTGCCGGAATAGAACTGACCCACGCGGAAGACCTAGGCGTTGCGCTGTTGACGTTGCCTGCATAAGAAGTATACGTTGGGTTGCTGCTTTGGTCATTGGCTGCTATGTTACCTGACCCACCGAATGCGTTACCAGTAAAACAGAAATAGTAATCATGGGCCGGATCAATTACTAAACTCATGGCGTCGCTGATTTGCACGCCTGTTGTAGCAAATAGAGGTGTAGCACTACCACCAAAGGTTATTGGTGTAACATCAACGGTCGTCAAGCTACCCTTTAGGGTACGGATAACACACATTTCTACAATCGCGGCTGACAGAACCGTTGTAACATTTAGTGACACTCTCCAAGCAGTGGCAGGAGGAGTACCAATTATGGAATCTCCGTACATTACTTGACAGTAAGTATAGCCCGCTGTAGGCAGTGTTGTGCCGCTTCCGCGATTGAAAGAGTTCCACGGCAACTCAGATACGTTAGCACCAACTGCTAATTTCGGAACATATGGAGGAGCTGAACCTATACCACTGACCCTAGCGGACAAGTTACCTACATTATTGTTTGTCTTGTTAACCTGACTCAAAAGATTTGAAAGCGTTTGGTTAACATCTGACGTTAGTGTGGTGTCACTCAATTTGAACTTAAGTTCTCGCGACATTTAAGTGACCCCAAGCGTGAGTATTTCCGCCTTGTAGTTCTCTGCCGGAAAAGAGATTTTGATTTGTACGTTACACATCTCTTGCGCGATGGGGCTTGCTGCATTCTTCAGATACCATCGCTTCTGTGTCATGTTTGTTGAACCTGTTGGAAGCAACTTCGGAGGATCATTAACGCCCGCTCCAAGCGATGTAAAGGTACCTGCCCCGGCCAACGTTGCGAAGTCTTGAGGCAATATAGCAACGGTCGGAGCGGTGCCCGTGGGCACATACTGCAAGGTCAGGTAATCCACCAGCGCGGTTGTACCAGGAGGTGCAACGGTCAGACTGCCGACAATCGCATAACAGGGGTAAGTTCCGCCTATGTCTGTCCACGTTGTTAGGCTACGGCCTGCAATGAAACCTGAGCCGGTAGCTGCACCCACAAGAAGTGTGAACTGTCCTAATGATGTCTCAATCGACTGGAAGCAGTTAGAGCCTCCAACAATCTGACACATGGGCGACCATGAATTTTCATCAATTCTGAAGCGTATATAGTTTGTCGAACCATCGCTAATGTGCAGACCCACATCAGCGCCGTTCTTGTGCATTGCCAAGTACGTTGTTGCGGGCGGAAAATACAAGCCCAACAAAGGGGCGACGTTAAGGCCAATTTCAGTCAATGAATTTGTGAACGACCACAACTGACCTTGATTGGAGTACACATAGAGCGTATCGCCGTCTAACACAAGGCAGTTCTGTGAAGCCACACCAAGATTCTTCTGGTATATCTGAGCATAGAATGTTGATGTGCTTGTGCCGTATATCATCCACATCTCATCGGATGTAAAGACGATGATACCGGCAGGCACACTTGCAAGCGCGATCACCGCACCGGGGAAGGTAAACACGTTGGCCGGGGGCCAAGATTCGTTGCCATTTCCAAACGTCACATCAGGTCCGCCAGCAAAGTACACGTAGTTGTTAACCGCACCCCACATGCGGCCCGCCCCGAAGCATAGCAGGCTAAACGTACCTGTTACCGAAGTCGTGATGGGGTTGGTAACGTTCGGAGGCGGATTGTTCTCCAAGTTTATCGGTGCTTCTATGAGGATGTCTAACTCCCCATCGGGTATGGTCAAGTCAAAAGCGTAACCAAATACAGCGCCTGTGTCGGTGTATGTCCATGTGCCTGAGTTCACCGTTGCGGCGGCTGTCTCATTCACTCCACCAGAGTTGGTGCATGTTATGGTGGTTGACGTACTCGCAATGATGTCGAATACACCGTTGTTACCTGCGTTGCTGAAGCCCGCAATGGTCGCACCACCTGTGCCTGTGGCACCCGCGAAGCCATTGTTAGTTCCTGCGGGGCAGGGATTGGTTAAGGTGTAAATCGTTGTAGTCCCGCCTGCTGCAAAGGCAGCTGACGATATTGCAAGGTTGTTAGGGATAGCAGCCAAGAAGTACCACGGGCCTGCCGTAGTGTCACTGTCTTGGGAACGGTAAATAATGAGGCTGTCCGCAAAGGCATACCCTGTAATGTCGGTCTGTGTTCCTCCGCTGAAACTGTTGTTAGTTGCAGGACCAGTCAAAATAAAGCTGGTCGGTGTGCCTCCCGTTGCTGGGGTAGTTGCATATTGGAGGTTTATTACATTGCCTGTGTCGGCTGCTGCAAAGGTAATAGCACCTGTTCCGGCATTAACAACGTACTGGCCGGTCGTAGGCATACCACTGGCAATCTGTGTATATACCGGACTGCCATTAGGACCTTTCACAATCATTGGGCTTGGCTTCACCAGACCAAAAGCATTAGTAGGCGAAAATACAGAAGCCTGATTGACCGTGTAGACGTAAGGCGATGCTGGAATCGTGATGGGGGATAGTACCCCATTACAGCCATTCAGAGGCGTTGAACTGAAAGAAGCAGCCGAATAAGAACTCCCCCATGAAGTTGTACTGGCAGAGAAAGAAGACGATGTTACCGCCGTGACCACGGCTACCCAACTAGAGATGGGTGGAAAGGGATAAATGGCTACCGTTCCGCCTGAACCAGCGCCTGTGTTAATAAAACCAAAATTGACTTCCGTTACAGTTGCGCCGTTATATGTCTGTAAGAACGAAGCCGATATAGTGTGCACACCGTTGAGTGCGCCCGCGCTGCAACCTACTACATTGATTTGAGCACCGACAGGGAATTGTCCGACTTGATTGCCGGAGACGTATATACCGGAAGGACGGCCCGACACTGTACCGAAACCAACCACCACAGGCGTAATCAGACCGGGTAGCCCGGTGATGTTAACTGACTGACCAATGTGAAGATTGTTTCCACCCGGCGTTCCGAATACCACGGTGCCACTGCCTGCACTCCATGCGGCAATTGGATATGTTACGGATGACTCACTAACCTCTGTTACGTTCAAATCTCCCACGCTTGCGGAGATGGGCGACATGGTACTGACGTGGCCGCTTACGCTGTCTGCATACGAATACCCAAAGCTGAAGCCCACGCTCGGAACTAAGAAGCCGTGAGTGCCTAACGTGAAGGAAGGGGCCACGGTCGGAACAGCGAGGCCCACGGGCCGCACCGTTGCCGCGCTAACAGTTCCAGCGTCACCTGTTGCCTGAAATGAGGCAAAATTCGCCATGTACAACGCTTGACCCACGCGCTGAAAAGCCGTCTGCGCAGCGGTAGGTAGCTTGCTTGAAATACTAGTTTTGGCACTCGGTGTGAAAGTGTAGATGTTCGTTTGCGTGTCAACCAGCGTTGTTATGGAACCTGTCAGGTTCCGATAACTAAAGAACTGCAAAGGCCACTCAGACGCGTTAAACGCGACGTTACAATATTGCGGGTAGCCGGGTCTACGAGTGATGGTGTTCTGCATGGACAGTTCCATGTTAGAACCGCCCCACAAAGTATCGAAACGCGAGATTATCTGAACCCCCATCGCACTGATTGGGGTGAACAGCGGAGAACGATTTACATGTAGGCCGTTGACCCACAGAGGAATGTAAATCTGCCCTGCTTCGAGGTTACGGCGTATATTCGGGGACTGACTCATACTTAGTACGTCCCCCCGTAGGAAGGCCAATAGTCATCAACTAGACCTTGGGTTGGTTGCAGATACACGTTCGACTCTTCAGCACAGTCACGACCTTTTGACTTTGCTAGTGTCTGCTTAAACTTTTCGTATTCGTCTTTTGTGGCCTGTGAGTTTGGATTCAAATAGCGATACATCCGATAGATAACAGCTTGACGTATCAGGTCGCTGTAAGTATCGGGAATGGGTGCCCACGTCACAGAGCTACCCAACGAGGTGAACAACGGGGCCGACTGTTGGTAAATGAAGTTGAAGGCCCAAATAACTCCACCAGGAATCTGATTGAAGCGGAAACGAAGAACGCCCGTGCCGTAATCCTGCACCATCGCAACCTGTTCAGGGTCACTAACACGACTCCATTTTGGGAGATTCCGAACGGCTTTAATCTGCCTCCAATTTGGAGGGCTAGAGTTGTTGTTCAACTCCATCATCGTGCAACCGCTCAACCAACCAAAGTTGGCAATACCGGGTGCCCCGCCCACATCGTTATTGTTCTGACCAGTGCCCGCCGCAAAGCTGAAGCTCTTAGCGGTCACGACTGTTATGGTGTAGCCGGTTGACCAGGAAGCAACAGAGCCGTTGTCTGAGTAGCTTGAGTTGTAGTTTGCAGCCGTGCCGGTCGTGAAGGTTAGACCAAGAAGGTTGACCACGTTGCCGATGGCAAAGCGATGGGGTTCTAGTGTCTTGACGGTGACCACACCCGCCGCAACGGTCACACCGTTGTTAGTTGTAAGATCAATCGCGGCCCCGCTAGAAGTGACAGCCGCACCCCCGCTGCTGGTTGCTAATACAAAAGCAGAAGCCCCGGCAAACAAATAATCCTGTTTGCTGAGGCTTGTTATCAGAGGTTGAAAGGTGGAAATAGCATCAAACATCTCAACACTGTTGAATTTCCAATCCTCTTCATCGTTGATAATCTCTGCCATGGCGTCACTGGCAATAGACAAGAACGGCTCAGAGGTGTAACCCCCCACTCCCGACAAAGGGAGTAGATCGGCATGGATGGAGCAGAAATTAGCAACAGACAACAGTGTTAGTGTGGATGCCATTTGTTACCCCATTAGCGATGCTTCGCCACAATCTTGGAACAACTTATTGAATTTGTCGGTGTTGTAAATAGCACCACGGTCACGCAAGAACGCGGGTGCATCAGATTCCGTTGTCAAATGACCAGGGCGAATGCGGCCCTGACACTTTTGACACAGGATGAATCCAGGCGAAGCCGGATTTTCTTCCCGCACCCAAACAGCGTGCGTGCCTCCACCTTCGCGGCGGCTGTGCTCGTGAGCACAGATGTTCTGCATGGCAATCTTGTTTTCTCGTTCAGCCAAGACGCTCTGTGCGGTTTGCGCTCTGTGCTCTTGCGCCATTTGAAGCGCACTAAGTTCCTGTGCTGTTGGCGGGTTCGGCTTGCGTGATTCGATAACGGCGGCTGTAACAGCCGCTGCAATCATCGCCTGCAATGCTTCTGGTGTTAAACTAACAACCGCTGGTGTGCTCAAGTGATCTTGTGCCATGATTATTCTTCTCCTTGAAATTTTGATTCTGGATTGTCACGGTACTTCTGCGTTGATTCGCGCCAACGCCAACCGCGTCTATCTGTGCCCACATCGCCAAACTCTTTAATTACCTTCTTGTATGACACAAGCCCTTGCTCAAGAAGCATGATGAGTACGGTGCGCCAACCGCGAATTTCTTTGTTAGCAAGCCGGGTGTAATCTTCAACCTCAAGGCTGCTATATTCGTGCATGGGTTGTTTTGGAAATCCGCCTACATACTTGTTAGCGCGAAAGAAAATCGGTCTATCGTGCTGCCAATATTTTTCACTTTCTGCAAGCTCTTTGGCATTGCACGGGGCATACAAGGCAACATGACCAGGCAACCCATCCCGCACGGTCAGGCTTGGTACAATACGCTTCAAACGCGCAACAAAGTCAGCAAACTGGATGCGAGGCCCTAACACACGTGATGGGTCTTCTAGGTCGTCTTGGTGAGCAAGCCGCCGTGTACCGGCCATTGCAATGCACTGCTCACGCTTTTGCGCCACACCCTCTTTAGGGTCTAACCGTTTGTCGCCTAACTCGTTCCGGTCAACTTGGATAAGCATATCGTTTCTTCCTCTCCGTCTGGATACACAGCAGTTAAGACGTTTCCCACATCAACTGTTAGTACAGGAAGGCGCGAAGCGCGGGCCACATGCGCGGTTAACTCTCTACAAGCCTCTTCATCTGGTGCCTGTAACACATCAACCACGAAGGGTTGTATCAATTCTTTGTCCTTATGACGGCCCACCACACCTGTAAAGCAAGGTGTGTTAACAAATGCTGAGTGGGCCATACACAAGGTTTCGTCTGTTGCATCTCTCCCAAGGACATAGAAAAGAGGCACGTGGATTTCTGACTCTTCCATGATATTGAATTGCCGCTCCTAATAAAAGATTTGGGGAGAGCGTTATCAGCACTCTCCCCACCAACAGTTAATTAGGCTGTTAGTTTGAAATGTTATTAACCAATACTCGACTCAACTCTTATCCTACGAAAATGGTTAATTGAGTTAGCCGTGTCAGGAGAGCTCACAACCCCAAAAAAGAAGTTGTAAAACGCAGCCGCAGCAATCAAGCCAGCAACGTCAATGCTGTTGCCCTGATCGTAACGTCTCACAGTCACAGAGAAGTTCTTTTGGTTGAGGTTCGTCCTGCCCAATGAAGAAGCAAGAAAAGCCTGCCAACCGAACGTGTAATTGTGATAGGCAATCTTTGAAGTGGACTGCCAGTTAGTCTCAGTTGGCACAGCGTTGGATTCGTACCATTCCGTACCGCCGATGTTACCGATGCGCTGACCCTGAATACCAACAAGAGCTTGGTTATTCTTCGCCAGAGTGTCCGAATACTTCTGCAAGTCGAGCGTACCGCCCGCAGAGCTATCGTTAACCAAGTCATACGCAGACAAGGAGTGAATCAGCGAGAAAAACAATCCGCTTTTCTTCGGCTTCACATCCTTAGAACGCAACTGCCAAACAGCCTGACGCGCAAGCGCGGCAGTCATGTAACTGCCGTTATTCACGTCAATGCAAGCAACGGTATCGCTGTTAGCCGCCGTGTCAACCGCCGTGGAAATAACGTTGTCAACGGACAACGCACCACGATAAGCCAACAGAGCAGAGCCTTCAGCAACCACATCACTGATTGCAGTCAAGGTCACCTTGTTCGAGAAGCTGACGTAATCGGCATAGTTCGACAAGTTGAGGGTCTTGGTGTTCTGTGAAAGGGTTTGACCAGATACGGGGGTTCCTTCGGTTACCGCCGTGGTGTTAGCAGCCATCTTCGTATAGTTGAAGATTTGCATAGCGACACCGCTCATATCGGGCATGATTTTTTGTTCACATGCCGGATAGAAGTACAGGTTCGATTGCAGAGTGTCGCAGGCCGTGCGGTCGTAATAAACCGTAGGATAGCCACTCAGGCCACTGGAAATTACTGATGCAGCAGTGGGTAGAGACATATTGTGTTACCTCAGAGTGAGATTAAAGATTGTCTACGATGGGGTGTTATCGGCTTGCAAGTTGCTGGTTGGCACGCTTGCGAAGTTCCTCTAACGGCAACGCATACATATCTTCCTCAGAAGGTTCGGCAGCAACAGGCGTAGCAGTTCTACGCTGTGTTGATATGCCGCTATTCTTCTTCGTTCGTTGAGATGAAGCCGCCTCAGCCGCGTCAGCAATCCGCTGCGCCTCTGCCTCTGCCCTCTTCTGCTCATCGCCCGCTTCCGCACCCTTGACTTGTAGCAATCCGCTATCGTTAAGGTCTGTGTAAGCCTTTTCAAAACCTTCCAAACTAAAATCGTTGTGAAGCGTCAACCATTTGTTGATTAGCTTCCCGTTGCGGTCGTTATCCAAGAAATCAGGATTAGCCGCAACAAACTGGTCAGCAACGCCCTTCTTTGAACGCGCTTCTTGAAACGCCTTTTCACGCGCTGTGACCGTCTTAAATTCTTCGACATCCACACCCGTTACTGCCTTGAACATCTTCTTGAAGGCAATGGTTGGTGTCGCTAACAACTCAGCAGAGTACAGGGCCTCATCATCATTGCTAACAACCACCTCAGCCGGGGTGGTTTTGACCTTCGCACTCAGTTCACGAATCTTGGTGGTTGCGTGCTTCTGAGCCTCAGCGAGTTTGTCTGTTAGGTTCTCCCACGCACCTTCACGCGAATCACCTTTGCCTGTGAAGACCTGAACACCGGCCCCATCACCAAGGTCAATGGTGCGCTTAAACTCGAAAGGCCCCTCAGTAACAGGCGGGTCAACCACTACCGGGGTAGTGGTAACAACTGGCTCAGTAACCGGGGTCGTTGATGCTTTGACGGCTTCTGCTTCGGCGGCCTTCCGTAAATCTTCCATTGACGCTGTCTCTGGGTCAAACTCTGCCATATGTTTCTCCTTTAGTCCGTTACTACTTCCACGAATCCGTCTTTAGTGTCAAAATTGCGGGCAATCTGAATGCGCTTAAATAGATCGTCTTTGAACTTACGAGCACCACGCGCATCACGGCGCAACCCACTTGCCTTGTTATCATCGTCTTCTTCAAGGGCCTTCGATTCCAAATCCCTAACAACTGCCTCTGCAAACCGCTCCACATACAACCAACCACGGCTTGCAGTCGTTTCAATAAGAGCGGCCTTCATAACCATGAGGGCCGCGCCTTGAGTATCTGTAACAGGTTCGGCGGCTTCAGAAACAGGCTCAGAAGCCTCGTACCACGGCAAATCACCGATGGGGGCTAGTACCAATTTCTTATTGTCCGCCACTTGCACCCCCGCCTGGTGTCGTGTTATCTAAAGCATCCAACCCGTGTTGTTCTTCAACCTTGAGATGTGAACGCAACACAGCTAGCGAAGCCTGGTCTGCTGACTTCTTATCAACCGTGTCCAGGTCGTCACCGTGCTTCTGTTGCTGTAGCTGTTGCATCGCAACCCCACGGCTCATTGCTTGGTTTTTCTCCTGAGCACGTTTAAGGTCTTCGGCGGTCATCGGAACAATCAGGTTTTCTATATCCCATCCCTGAAGCTCTAGGTACTCAGACAAGAAGTTATCGTAATCAAACTTCTTGCCCTGTACCTCTAACGAGTCCTGTACAGCCGAATTTTGCACCATCTGCATAATGAGCGGTGCGGCTTGTGCGGCTGCTTGTTTCGTGGTGAGCTTAACACCTGCGATGATGTCTAGTTTTACATCAGCGTTGTAGATGTCTAGGATGTCACCCTCGAATGCCTTACCGTCTTCGTCACTGAGAATCTGTTTGATTTGGTCAGGTGTTATGTTGTCCTTGATGTGCTCCAAGAAGTGCTTGAGCACGGGCAGAAACACCAGGTCAATGTACTGCTCCATGAAATACTGAAGCCGCTGTGTGATGTCACCTTGGAAGGCTTGCACACCAGAGCCGGTACGCATGGCTTGTGTGGGCATGTTCGACCCGCCATTGGCACCAACACGCTGCATTGCGCGTTGCGATGAAGCCTCAATTGCGCTGTGGGCCGTCTCACTAACATCAGTAGCGACCAGAGGCTTTAATTCGCCTTCGATGCTGACGACCTTACCGGGTGCAATGCTGATATTCTGTTGATTGTTACCAAGCGTGCCTTTGACGTTCTGAAAGGCAGGGTTGAGAACAAGCGCAAGCGAATCAATCCAGGTGTTAAGAACACCTTGTTGTAACCGTTGCTCACCGTTCAAGAGTCGCGCAATACCAAACCCAAAGAGCGAGTTTAGTACGTCAAAGAACGCGCAACCAACAACACACTTGCTGTTTTCCTTGTTGACCTGGTTGCGGATAACAAGTGTTCGTTGGCAGACCGTAACAATGCGGTCATCCGTCTTGTACTCCACCAACTCAAGCGGCGACATCAAAGGGTCTTTAGAAGCGGGCAATGTGTCTTGCTGCGCCTGTAGTTCCCGCGTCTGATTCGGCTTCAACGCCTGCATCGAATCCTTTGCAGGTTCCTCTTTGTTCGTGAGGATGTCAATCAACTCTTCCTTTGAAGGAATATTTTTGTACGTATCGTCATCAGCAAGGTCAAGTAAATCATAACCGGTGATGACGGTGCGCTTTCCTACAAAGCGACCCTTGCGCGGGTCTTGCGTGGGGCAGCAAGGGTCAAAGATGGTGTTACGAAGATTAGCGGCCTCGTAAGTCGGTTTAGCAATGACTTCCTTTGATTCGTTCTTGTCACGCTCAATGCCTTTACCGTCGTCCGTCTTCTTGAATTTCTTCTTAACAATCTCTTGCGACTCCCAACCAGGGAAGCCCGCACCAAACCCATATTGAAGAATGTTTTTCATGGTAAGGCGTGACCCCTCTTTGAAGTCACTGACCTTAACAGACCACCGTAACAACGACTGCCACGCTTTTGCAGCGTCAGGCTTCGTCTTGCCAATGGGGGTTGCTTCAAACGGGTCTTTACCAGAGCCAAACAAACTAAGGTGCAAAAATGGCATGATTTTTTCAACCGCCTCAAGCACTACCGGCATACTCAGTGCAGAGCGGGGTTTGTCAGTGTTAGGCCAAGGGCGCACACGCACGTAACCGCGTACCAGGTCGTCAGCAACCTCAATTGAGGTGACGAAGGCTTTTGCTTGCTCGTAAGAAATGCCCGCCGTGATGTCAGCTAACACAATTCCAAGCGCAACCGAATCTTCCCAAGGGTCTGATACTTCAACCTGGTCAACTAACAGGGGTGCTTGTGCTTCGCCTTCCGCTACTGCATTTGGTAATCTCTCAAAACCAGGCATCTAGTTACCCCCGTTCATGCGTTGCCAATACAACGCGATTGTAGCGCCTATATACTTACCTTCAGTCAGTTGACCGGCTTGCGCTACGTCAAAAGTGAAACGCGCAAGTGTGTCAACCTCATCAGGTGTTAGCCGTGGTGAAGTTTCTCGCGAGGGCCAAGTTAAAAATCTCAACATGCAAACTCGCTCCCGCAATCACCGTGAGGCTGATTTATTTCCGCACCCATGTTGTCAATACCCTGCATAACAGGGTCTTGAGCCATCAGGTTTACCATCGGGTGACGTGACACAGGCTGTGCTAACCCTTTGTAACCGACAGATAACACTTGAGCCATCAGGCCCGCCGTGTCAGGCCAATCATCATGGCCGTGTCTGCCTTTAGGAAACTGCTTTGCCTGTTCGATAAACTTTTCCCACGCATTCAACCCTGCGAAGAAATAGAAACGCTTATTTTTTATGTGACCAGCTAACGACTCAACCCGCTTGTTCTTTGCATCGGGCTGGTTGTTGACCTTGATGTACTCAATGCTGCAAACAATTCCTTTGTCGCGCATTACCACTTTGAGATATTCAACGAAGTAACAGGCGCTCGCTGTCTTCTCAATCATCACCTTCATGGGCCGATGCTTCAGGATGCAATTGCAAACCATCACAGCCAAGGGCGCAACAGCCAGCACCCCGCCCTGCATATCGACCGCGTACATGCGCCCTACCTGGTCAACCTTGCCCGCGATACATACTGAGTCGTCAGGGTTCTCACCCTCTGACGCAAGGTCAACGAACAGAACCGCCTGTGACAGCGCCGGTGCGTCTTTCTCTGGAATCACCGCACCTAGTAGCAAATGCTCAGGAAGCACCTGCTGTGAGGATGCGATGGGGTAGTTGAGATACTGTGATGAATAAATCCCCGGCGAGTCGGATGCAATCTGCATCAGCATCTCGCGGGTCAACCCTACCAACCTTCCGTCTTTCGTTTTGTACTGCGGGAAGCGTGGTGTTACTCCGTCTTCTTTCCAACAGGTCTTAACACTGACAACCCATTCGCCTTTATTGCGGCGAATAATGTTTTCGTACAAATCACCAAAAGCGTATCTAGTACCAGATACAAAACGAGGGCAACCAGGGTCAACAAGCGGCCTCGCCATGTTAAAGTCTTCTTCGACTTTGGCAAGGAGGAGGGGGTTTCTATAGTTTCCATCGTTCACCAAATCATCGAAGAATCCAAGGTCATAGTGTTGGCCGGTTTTGATTGACTTCGGTGAAGCAACCGTGCAAGTTGCTTGCTGCAACTGGCGGCGTTCTCTGTTCGCCACAGAAAAGCGGTCAGCTGTTAACTCAAGCGTCTTTTTGTTGCCGCAAAACTCAGGATAATAGGTACTCAACTGAGTACGCGAGTGCGTTCCATCGAAATGTGAAGCGATTTCCTTTAACAGCCCCTTCGTAACCTTGATGGTGCCCTGCATCAGCAAAATTCTGATGTCTGGGTTGCACAAAATGGCCTGAATCGCTAACACCACAACGGCTGTGCTCTTAAAGTGACCGCGAGGCCATAAAATTAGGACATCCCCATCAGGGAATTTGTCCGCCCACGGCTGTTTACCATCAAAAGCCGGATATTGGTCGAACAATTCCTTGTGGGTTTCTTCGGTGAAGTCATAACCAAGCAGGTCGGCTAGAAATAACCTATCTGACCTTGCCCTCTTACGTGCTGCTAGCCATGTTGGATCAGCCTGCGCCGCTATGTTGTCAAATACTGGAGGCATTTTGTCTTTCCGCAGCTAACACAGCCTCAAGAGGGCTAACTTCTTTCTCTTCCTCTTCTTTTCCGGATTTCGGCTTGTCCCAACCGTTCATACGAGCGTAGATGGTGAGTAACTTAATAAACGTCTCATCTTCCAAGCCCTGCTTACGCAGCCGATAGGTAACACCCTGTAGAGCCTCGCGCTTTGTGTAAACCGGCTCGGGCCGCTCGTACTGGATAACAATAAGGGCCTTCTCGATGGTTTTGTGCATCATCCAGCGGCCTGCATGAAAAGCCGTGCTTCCCCGGCCCGACAAAGGTAATTCTGGTTTGGCCTGGTGCATAGCCTCGATTGGGTCGATGTTGTTAGCAATACACGTAAGAAACGTCTTCTGCTCAGGTGTGTAAAGCTCCCAATCTTCCATCCGCTCTAGGCGGGCTAGTTTTTCTTCGACCGTGAGTACCATTCGCGCATTTGCTCCGGTGTAACAGAGTGCATCGTGACCATCTCAGGTGTTAAGCGGGATTCGTCATAAGCAGGACCAAAGAAATAGTGTTCTGAGAACCCCGGTCTGTGCTGCATAAGCATCAGGGGTCTAATTCCCGCATTCCCTAACACCTTACTAACGTGAACATCCTCAGCGTAAGCGTGCTGCGGTGTGCGCCCCTGCGTTGCTACAATCCTGCAAGCATTCGAAGACAGAAGATAACCAGGTCCACCGGAACAGACGCCACCATGCAGATAACCCGCATAGTCAAAATTGTTTTCAAGTATTTCAATTAACAGCTTTTCTACGTAGACGGCTGTATCGTCATCAGCCTTGAAAACGAATTTGTAATTGTTGTCGGTTACGTACTGGCAAATACCTACCGTTTTCGCAATGAGCGAATCGTAACCATCGCCGCAATCCAGAAAGACTTCATCCGGCTCTGGTGAACGTGGGAAACCATCCTTCGGCTTACCGTAAAAAAATCTAATATCAACATTATGGAACGCAGCGACATCAGCACCCCATGTTTCCCTAACAGCCTTTACTTGTTCGTTAGGGCCGTTCTGATGGAAGCCCGTTGCAACACAAGCAGGCCCACCGCCGTGTGATTCGTAATCGAAGGTAAAGCAAGTCGGTATAGCAATCAGAATCTTAGGCAGTGGAGGTAACTTCTCTATTGACCGACTGCGGCACCCGCCTATGTGTGTAATGATGGGTCTGTTAAGGTCAGCTATACGGTAACCCTTGTCAAGAAGCATCTTGCTTAGAGCTTCTTCGTGGGTAAGGCCGGTGTTACCTATCTGCTTGGCAACGTTCGGTAAAATCAATTCCCTACAGTCTGATAATCTCCGTAAGCCGGGGTTCCATGCCCATCCGCCCCACACACCGCGCCAGTACGGCTCAGGTATGTGCAACTCGCCATGTACAAGAGGATGCCAACCTGTATCACCACGCAGAGTGACACAAATAATATTGCTATGCGTGTTGAGGATGTCCTTCGACTCGCGCATGAAGGGTGAGAGCCTGTTTTGAAACAACCAATCATCTTCACACCAGAATACAAAGTCGTGCTTGGCCTCTGTTATGAGCTTGGCACAGGCAAACGCTTGGCCCCGCCGCTCATGCCCTGCAATCCACTTCAGGTTGCGTTGCTTCCACTTGAAATCTTTTAGAAACTCTGGCATCTCTGCTTCAGAGTCTTCAAACACGATTAGCTCTTGAGGTTCCTGGTCGCATATTGCGTAGAAGCTCTCAAGCGTCGTCTTTAGCAGGTCGTGCCGGTTGCAGCTAGTCACCAGCATTGAGATGTTAGTGTTAGGCATACATTTACGCAATGACCAAAGACGGCTCTGCTTCTACCGGCTGTGTGGCAGCGGCCTGTTGCTCTGCTTCCATCTTCGCCTGCATCTTCTTCACACGCTCATCCATCCACGTCTGTATCTCGGTGGTTTCCGCGCCTGACTTCTCAACCAGGAACGCAAGAACCAAATCCAGCTTTACAAGCGTCTCTTGTGTCTTCTGGATAACACCCGCTGTCTCATCAAATACCTTTTGGGCCTCTGCCCGCGTCAATGGGCCGTTCCAATACCGCTCACGGTTGTGAGCTAATCTCTGTGCATCACTCATATGCTCTCCTTGTAATCATCAGCACTGCCCACAGGAAGTAAACGAAGACCCCATAAGTATCGTTCCACATCATCAGAAAATCACCGATGGAGTAAATAGATGTGTGAAGATCAAAAATGTCAGCCAAGATGTTCAAGTGCGTGTTGTGTGTCATAACACAATGCACATCATCAATCATCCCGTCAGCATCAGCACCGCCCTCAACAAAACTGTTAAGGTGTCGCTGATTCACCATCACCGGAAACTTGTCATTGTTGGCATACAGCACCAACTGATTACTTGCGGCCCCCGCGAAGCCGGCGATGGTGGGAAGAAGAAGCAACCACAACATTGTTTTTCTTATGAACTGCATGGCATGCCTCTTCGGGCTCAGGATTCAATGGCACTGTTACGGGTCTTCGTGCTTTGGTTACTCGAAACACCAGGTCGTCATTATCCGGCCCAATGTTCATATTCAAAAGGCAATCCACATCTTTACACCAGACCCGCCGCGCATTCGTAAACGCTTACAGGTGACCACTAATCAACAACCCAATTCCCACGCCCACACCAACAGCCTTTGCAATCCCAATCACACGCCTTAAAAATTTTGGTTTTTTCTTCAGCGCAACAATCTCTGAATCCTTCGCAACAACGATGGCCGTCTCAGCCTTCAGGTCAACCGTGCAGGCCGCAAGGTTCACCGCGTCAACCTTCGCCTGCCCTAACAGCGTCACCAGGGGCAAGGCGTCAACCGAAACCTGTGATGGGTTGTCAACCGCAACCCGCGCCTCTAGCGGCACCTCTGTAATCTGGGGGAGGGCCTGTACAACTTGTGCCGGTGTTCGTGCAGCATGAACAACCTTGGTTATCGTTACAACCTTCGCAGCTGCTTGAGTGTTGTTGGTTACTATCTGCTGTTGTAGTAAAGCAACCACACTCTGCTGTTGCTTAATCACATCATCGGCCTTCACTCTCGCATCGTGCTCTTGCAACCACACATGAGCACCCACCAGAGCACCGGCAATCAGTAGAATGTAAAACAGGTGCGTCTTCGCGTACGTCTCAAGCCAAATCATTAGACCGCCTTCTTAACAGCGGCCTCTAGAGCTTCGACACGCGCAACGAGTGCATCAAAGTCGGCCTTAACAACATGCTCAACCTTCGCAATAACGGCCTTGAAGTCACCTTCAACCTTCGTAACGAAGCCCGCAACTTTCGATTCCACTCCCTTAACATCATTTGACAGTTGTGACATAACACTCTCCTTTAAAATTTAATTTTTTGGTGTGTCCTTCTTAACACCTAGCGCCACACCCACACCACCAATGAGGGCACCAAAACCAATTGCAAAATCTTGAGGATTGAAAATTGCGTGCTGCACATAATGTGCAGTCGTCAACCCAAAGTATTGCAGAACACCAACCACCGCAAACACCCTGATGGGGCAGAACGTTTGGTTATCCGGCTCAGTGAAGATGTTATGCAAAAATTTTTTCATTGGCAATACTTCACGTCACACCACTCTACAATTTGTCGGTATGTTGTCATAACTATCAACAATACATTGTGGTGTAAATCACAGTGCTCACGGTCATGCGGTAACCAACTCCTGCAAGGTTCGCCGTTCGCCAATGTCCAATGACAATCAGCCATGCGTCACCTGAATGTTATGGTCACCACTGTTCCAAAACGCTGCTCTCAAATACAGTGGCAGCACGATGCACCCGTGTGAAGCGAAGCCGGGGTGCTCTGCCGAATCACCGTGCAAGAAGAACGAATCCCTGCCGTACATCTCGTTGTACGGCGATGGGGTCAACCGCATCGCATACTTACCAACCACCGCATCATCGTGCGGTTCACCTGCTGTATAGAACCCACGGGGGAGAGGCCCCACCCCTTTTACATCCTGCATGTCAGGGTTATTCTTACCTTCAACGCGGCCGGCGTACCCACTCTTAAAAATTAGTTTTCCCGATGGGTCAATCCACCATCCGGTGCTCTGCTCGAACGTCCAAGTGCGGTCTGTGATCATAAAGTTAATTGGGCCGTCTCTCCGGCTGTCACGCCTGCTTTAACTCAGGGGCGTTCCAGGGCGCACAGTGTGGGTCTGTGCGGCTAACCTCCCAAGGAGTAGGGAGGAAGTGGTAAGACTTAATTTTTGGACCATGGCCCGCCGATCATATGGAATCCTGGGGGGCCTCCCCCGGCCTCGAAGTACCACAGAAAGTAGTACCTATATACAACAGCGCACACGACTTGCAGCAACTAACCAGGTGACCGTAAGGTTTTGAACTTGAAGCACCTCAACCGCGATGGGGTATCGGTATTATGCGACAATCATGCGACAGCCTTTGTATGTCATTGATTCCACAACTACTAAACGCACGCGCCGGTTAAATGAACCGCCGCTTTCGATGTCTCATATTGAGATTGTTTTACTTTGGTAACCTAACGCGGCAAGGGTATCAGTATCCGCCCCAAGTTCTGTGTGGAAGGCTGACTATAAGACCATAATGGGGTTTGACTGTCAAGTCGGATGAACAACTCATACATCTACACCAACTATCATAACTAAACACGTCGAGAACCCACACATTGTACACGTGGTATTGGTATAGATGTAAAATCTACACTCTCCTCACTAACCCCATTAGAATCATATATATATATATATACATTTCAGTGCTCCCATGGGGGGGTGGGTTTCTATACATATATGTGTATGTTCTCACCGTCTAAACTTGACAGACTTCATTAACTTATGGTACTTTCATTTTGGAGGATGTCAACATGAGCTTCACACGATACCAGGCCGAACGGGAATGTTTGCGACGTGCTCTTAACGACGCGGGTGACTTCAGCATAGAGGAGCTGAGGAAGATATTGATTGCTAGTGGTCTGGATGTGCCTTCTGATCTGCCGCGGCACCTCAAGGCGATAGGTGCACAGAGCCGCAAGCGTAAGGGTCACAACTCACAATGGGAGTGGTTCATCCCAACCGTGTAAATCTTACACAGTACCCCGTCAGTAACCACCTAAAGTGATATTGCGCTGCTTTTGTGCGTTAGTTTATATTTAACACATGATATCCACATCTGAATACGGGATACGCACCAACAAAGCACTCAGGCTTAAATGGCCTGATTTAACCATTGATCAACGCGCTTGGGAGCTTGCGAAGATCGCTGCGGCACCTGGTGAGTCTTTGAGTGTCACCATCGCACGCGCACAACGCATTAAAGACTCACTGAAGTAAAAGGAGAAATATGAACATCGATAAGATAGTGATTGATCCTGAATTTGCTTCTTTACTAACGCCGCTGACGGCGGAAGAGAGTGAGCAGCTAGAAGCCAACCTCACATCTGCCGGTGTGATCTGTGACCCTCTGGTCGTCTGGCATAACATATTGCTTGACGGTCATAACCGACTGAAGATCATTAAAAAACACGGCTTAAAATACGATGTTAAGGAACTGGACGACGCGTTGCCTGATCGTTCCGCAGCAATGGCGTGGATGATTGAGCATCAGTTTGGCAGGCGCAACGTGTCACCAGGCGCGAGGGCGGTTGCAGAAGCGTCCGTGATCCAATTGCGCATCTCCAGTGAAATCAAGGAGTTACCGTTAGCCACTGTGGCTAAATCCAAACCACACACGACGACCCGCCGTGCTACGTACGTCGCGAAGTACAGTCCCACACGTGCGCGAAAAGTGATGGCTGGAAAGATGAGCCTGGAAGATGCGGAGAAGAAAACACGTGACGAGCGAATTGCTGAGGGCAGAGAAAAACGCAGGGAGGCACCTAAGCCGCGTGTCCCTGACCACGGTGAAGTGATCAACCGTATAGCGGCACAGATTGCAACGTTGGTTACTGACCTCAAGGAATTCAAGCCCTATCGGGAGGCTGTTAGGAAAAGTCCAAGCACCAAGTTTCTCCTGAAGAGTTTGAATGCGCTAAATGATGTTGTAACCTACTTAACAACAAAATAACAGCATGCGAACAAGAATGGGTCGCAAAGGAGAAATCACCATGGCAGTAGATTACTTAACAAAAGGAGTGGCGCAAAAGAACACCAATGGAGAAATCACCATGGCAGTAAATTACTTAACAAAAGGAGTGGCGCAAAAGAACACCAATGGAAAAATCTCTTGGAAGCTTACAGGCGATGCGTATGCGCACGAAATGCAGTGCTTGCAAACGAAAATTCATACGCTTGAGGCTCGTTTGGTGGACTTGAAAGAAGAGCGCGATTTTATGCTCACACACATCCTCAAAGCAGTAGGGGCGTTGAAGGGTCTTCCTGAACCCACTCGTCCCAAATTGCAAGAACCATCCTAACCCACCAGCCAAGGGATGTCCTTCTTCAGGGTGTCCCTTTTTTTTTTTACCTCATGTCATTACCTAAAACAGAACGCAACCAGGCGATAGCCGCTGCAGTTGCCAATGGTGAGCCGCTGAAAGTTGTTGCGGCCCGCTTTGGTATATCCGTGGCGCGTGTGTCGAAGATTGTTAACACGACCACACCAGAGCACCCCATCACCTTACGTGATGCAAGACCCACACTCCTGCAAATGCAAGTGTTGTTGAACAAGCTATTGACTTCAATAGATAACACTGTTGAATCTTAAATGGTGTGATGCACTGGCAAAGAGTGCATACTGACTCACCGATGAGGCTTCACGTTTACATCCATAACAGGGGCGAGGCGAAGCTAGACCAGATCCTCGTACTCTTGCAAACCGTAGTAGGAAAAGAGGAAAAAATGGCTTCAGACCTAACCGACCTAACCGCCCAAGTACAGGCAGAAACAGATGCCGAAACTGCGGCAATAACACTGCTCACCACACTCTCAGCCGACATCGCTTCCCTGAAGAACGACCCGGTTGCGATTCAGGCACTCTCAGACAAACTCAAGGCCAATGCTGCGGCGCTATCCGCTGCGATTGTTGCGAACACGCCGGCGGCATAACAACGGGGCGTCTCTTACCGGACGCCCTGGTTATTCTTTATGGAACCACGTGATGTTAAGACCTTAGTCCGAACGTTTCTCCGTGACAACCCCGACAGCAAGTTCTCGGAGATGTTTTACGGTGTAGCGAAGCATGGTGTGAGTGCTACTGAGGTAGACAGGGCCATATACGAAATGCTTAAGAACGATGAATTGACCGACACGGGTTGCGGTGTTTGGAATCTACTAGAAGAAAGACGGGCCTCGTAATGGCCGGAAGGAGTCATGTCTGTGAACACATCAAAGACATCGTTGCTGCATACTACACGGCTTACCCTCATTTGCGTCCTTTTGCTGGTGGTGTTGACAGGGCTGAACTGCTCCAAAAAGAAAGCGCAAGTTGCTTCGCCCAACGCAAACACAGGGAAGAACGCTTCTTCGCAACAGGTGTTAACAAGCGCCGAAATGCAAGACAGTTGGCAGACCTGCCTAAACGAACCTCCAATTTGTCAAGGCGGGTTGATCTCACAGAGCGCATCGCCTGACATGATTAACAATTGGATAGCGAAGAATAACATTACCTTCCCGCTCACTTGCCGTTTTCAGCATCCCCCACGCTGCCGACTGGGGCATACTTCGAATTGCAACCAACGATGCACCCCATGAGTTCACCTGTGCTAAGGAGGCACAGTATTATGACAAACACGCTAGTCCACACCAAAGTAAACATCAAACCAGTTGCTCAAGCCGTGATGGAGAAATTCAACATCACGAGCATGAGGCGGGATGGTCCAACTTCTGATTTACAGGAGTTGCCCCCTGTGCGCCTCAGCGGAGAGCTTGAAGCATTCCTCAAGCAAACCATCGAGGAGAACACCCGCAATTAACGACTGTCTCGATATGACGTAACAGCGCACCCCGAATACCCTGCGGTGCTCACGAAGGCCGCAGGGCGTTATAAACCATGCACTAAACCCCAAGCTAGTTCCTCAACCGCTCGTTAAATTTCCTCAACCGCAAGCTAGTTCCCTAAACACAAACAAAGAAGCGAAGGCAAGTAGTTACGGAGTTCCCATCCGCCTACTCACCTTCGCTAGGCCACGTAGAACCCGTTTGCTGCGGGTCTTGTTGGGCCTCATTGTATCCGGTACCGAGTCACAATTTTTGACCTAGCGAGGTTTTAAATTATGTCAGCCCGTTTACTTGTACAGCATACCACGCCCGGCCCCCATCCCGTCTGTTCAATATTGCACACTTTTACAAATAAGGTCTTCGGGTGGTAATTCCCGCCCCACGTTCGCCCCAGACACTCACCATTGAGAGCATGTTGCTCGATGGGGTGCTCTCGATTGCAGAGATAGCACGCATTCACAACGTGAGCCGCGTGCGGGTGCGGCAGATACGAAGCCGCCTATTTACTACTTCGCCACTGGAAGAGGGGGGAACTTCCACTCCCACCCATGAGATTTTCCAATCTCCGTTACAGTCGTCAGGTATGAAGACACTCAATCTTCACCTGACCCCGGCGATATACGCGGCACTAATCGAAGCGTGTGCAGCCTCCAACCTTGGCTCTGACGAACCATCCACCATTGAAGACTATGTAGGTGAAGTGTTAATGACGCACTTGCAGACCAGGGGTCTGATTCGGCGCAAGAGGAGATGACCGAAATGCAGACTCAAGAAGTGCAAAGCCCTGAGTGTGTAACCACAGACTTTTTGGGGCGGATATGCAAACGATGTGAGGTTAACATCGACCACATGCGTTCTGATGCTGAGTATTGCTCGCGCAAGTGTCAGAAGCACGCGGTGCGTGATGAAGAAGCATTGTTACGGCGCAAGCTACGCAACTTGGTGTTTGCATACCGCAACCGTGACCGGGCCTTTACCTTTGATGGGCGTTATGAGGGCACAACCACTGACCCCATCACCATTGTGTATGGAAGAAAGAAAGACACCGGTTATGTACCAATGCCCATTGATGTGCATGTGAATTCACGTGAGCCGCGATTTGGACAGGTAACACCTGAAGATGTCACATGGGCATTGAAGCAACGAGCAGTATCGCATTCGTTACCAATGCCTCGCCTCTTGAAGACCTATTGCGCGTGTTGCCGTGAAGCGGTGATTGATGGCACACGTGAGGTGCGGGTTACGGTCGGTTGCTACTTGCCGGTTGAGCATGAATGCCCACGCACCAGGGTGTACGACTTGCACGGGAAACTGTTGGAGGTTATTTAACACATGTTAATCAATGGTAAAGAAGTTTCGATTGCCCCAGAAGCGGACCTGAGCTGCGCGGACCTGCGCGACGCGGACCTGCGCGGCGCGGACCTGAGCGGCACGAGCCTGCGCGGCGCGGACCTGAGCTGCGCGGACCTGCGCGGCGCGAACCTGAGCGGCGCGAGCCTGCGCGGCGCGGACCTGAGCTGCGCGAACCTGCGCGGCGTGAACCTGCGCGGCGTGAACCTGCGCGGCGCGAACCTGCGCGGCGTGAACCTGAGCTGCGCGAACCTGCCTTCAGGTTTCAAAGTGTGTCGCATGGACTTTGGTGGTTGGTCAATTCTTGTTTTGCCACTGACAACCACCATCGGTTGCCAGACTCACAAAAATGAAGACTGGTTAAGGTGGACACCTGAAGACGTGAGTTACTTTGCTGAAGGTGCCAAAGAATACTGGTCACGACACAGAGAATCCATTTGCGCTGTTATACGCGACGTGATGGGGGCAAGTAAAAGAGAGGTGTTATGAGCGACCTTTGTACATGTACCGATGGCCAGTGTGAGAAGCACGACGCAACAGAAACGAGGGAGAAATGAAGAAGCCAAGCAAGCCGTTGCGCGAGAAACAATTCATTGCAACCGTGGGTGGTCTGATGTGCTGCACTCCACCCGAGTTTGAGTCTATTGCTTACAAGGGTCTTCACCATAACAACAAGAAACGTAACAAGCTCGGTGCTTCTAAACCAACAAACGTTGGTGACCCTAATCAGAAGAGGTAAGTCTTGCTCTTTGACGCGAAGAAGTTTAGAGCGGCCCTCCCCGCTGAGATGTTGCTTGAGAAGCGATGGGTGCGTTACTTTCTCAAGCCTAAGTCTGAAGGTGGAACAGCCAAGATACCACTAGGTAACCACTCAGACCCTAACACATGGAGCACATTCGATGAATGCGTTGCGAAGATTGAAAACGACCAGCAAGGGATTGGTTACAACTTTCTCGGAGGCAGCATTCACGGCCTTGATATTGACCATTGCCGTAACCCTCGCACTGGTGTCTTGTGCAACGAAGCAATGTTGTTATTGTCGCGCTTGCCGTCGTGGGCAGAATTTTCGGTGTCGGGTCAGGGTATTCACGTTCTCTTTACGGGACATGTGCGAGGGAAACTGCTAACAGAAACTTGCTTGCAGTACTGGAATCCGAAGAACAGTCCGCGCTTCTTCACCATCACTTGTGACATGGTGGGCGAAGCCTTCAAAGAGTTGAAAGATGTTGGGGATGACTTCAATTACATTTTCAGCACGGCGAAGCACATCTCCGCGAAGATCAGGGAAGAACTGAAGGCGGTTGACCATGAGCAATGGCTTGCGCTGCCTAAAGAACGGGAAGTACAGGAGGTTGTTAGCCGTGACAAATCGAAAACTAAAACGCGAAAGGTTGTTGCGGGATTCGACATCAAAGACTTCCTCGGCTTCTATAACATACCCATTGACAACGAGACAGACAACGAAATTGGTCACTGTGTGCGAGTTGCAACGTGTCCTATTAAGGGTGAGCCTCATGTTGGGCAGAATGCAACGACGACTAATTTTGTGTTCCCCACAAGAGATGGTGGGCTTGCATTCCATTGTCAGAGTACAGGATGTGTTGAATATGGAGTTGGCGAAGCTATTAAGAAACTTGCAGAGGCCCACGGTGTCTATCCTAAAGACATCTACGAAGCGAAGCGAGAGCGGGCCGCGCAACAGTCATGGCAATACGTAATCAGCCTGGAAGATGTTAGCCCCGAACACATAGAAGAGATGCATTGGTTGTGGGAAAACTACCTCCCACAGAATCAACTCGTTCACTCAGCGGGTGCATCCTCACAGGGTAAAAGCCCTGTATGGCGTGACCTGATTGCACGCATGACGGCGGGCCGCGAATGGCCCAACGGTGAGTTAAGCAAAGGCCCCTGCACCGTTGTGGTGATGGCGAATGAGGATGATTGGCCCACGGTCGTACTGCCTCACCTGAAGTTTGCAGGAGCAGATTTCAAGTATGTCAAGCAGGTGAAGGCCACTGTTAACCGTGGTGACTCGGCGGCTGACATCGTTGCGGCCTTAGACCGTGACATTGAGAGCTTGGATAAAGCCATCCGTGAGCGGGGCGATGTCGGTGCGTTGCTCATAGACCCCATCACAAATTACTTGGGCGGGGCCAAGATGAACCGCGAAGATGAAATGCGGTCAATCCTGATGCCCATGGCGCAACTTGCCCAAAGCAACAAGGTCAGTGTTAACACCATAGGCCATTTCAACAAGAGCCAAGACGTACAGATGTTAGACAAGGTGATGGGTGCGAGGGCTTTTGTTGGTGTGGCGCGTCAAGCATTGTTCTTCACGAATGATGAGAACGATGAGAACGAGTTTGCACACGTCATGGGCTTTGGTCGCAAGACAACCACTCCCGGCCTGAGGTATCGCACCGTGCAACAGGAGTTGAGGCACAACGGCAAGGTGTTAAAGATTGTGGGCATTGAGTGGTTAGGTGAGTCACGGCAAGACATGGAGAGTGCCGTTGTTGAGCCGCTGAAGCAACGCGATAAGTCTACAGCTAAAACGGTGCGTCAGATAATCAAGACCGCACTGAGAGACGGTCAGAAGCCTTCTGAGTACGTGGTTGAGCTTTTGAAAGACGCAGGCATTGACCCCAAGTTTAACTGGCAGCGTGAAGCTAACAAGGTTGCCGTGTCCGGCAAGGGCGGTGTTGAAGGGAAGGGTGAAAAGTTCTTTTGGTGGATAGCTACTGCCCAGACGGAGTTTGACAAGTGAGACGGACTTGTTGCGAGTGCGGTGTTAGACAAGTACATGGCGATTACGACGTTTGTAAGGATTGCGATGATAGAAGTCAACCCAGACCGCTTCAAGATGAAGCCTTACGCGCACCAGTTAGCAGGGGTAAAGACCCTGTTAAAGAAGCCTGTTTACGGGCTTTTTTGGAAGATGCGATTAGGAAAGACGAAGTGCGTCATTGATACCGCCTGCCTGCTTTTCGATGCTGGTGCTATTGATACGCTCTTGGTCGTTGCACCTGCTCAAGTGAAAGACATCTGGTTAGATAAGACACTAGGTGAGATTGTTACGCACAATTGGAGCAAAGCCAAAACGTATGAGTGGAAGAATTACGGCTATACCATAGCGCATAACACGATGGATTTGCCCAAAGATAAACCGTGTTATGTGGTAAGCAGTGTTGAATTTTTACGTCAAGAAGGTCCTCTTGGTGATTTTCCGTGGGTTGAGTCATTACTGCGAGAATTGGCCGGACGTAAGGTGTGGTTTGTGTTTGATGAGGCGTCTGTTTTAGGGAACTGGTCAACCGGCAACACGAAGTCAATGATTGCATTGCGTAAGGGCATGGAGCGCGTGACGCTGTTAGACGGCACCCCACGCGGCAACAGCCACATGGCGTTCTATAGCAAGTTCAAGGTGCTTGACCCTGACATTCTTGGATGCAAGAGCTACTTCCATTACAGAGGCCGCTATGCACAACTAGGTGGATGGAAGCAAAAGGAAGTGGTGGGTGAAAAGAACATGGACGACTTCGCTAAACGCACAGCACCGTTCTGCGAGTTCTTAGAGCAGGACGTTTTAGACATGCCGAAGAAGGTACCAGGCATCTTGACTGCCGCGCTGAGTGAGAAGAGTTGGAAGGTCTATTGCCAGATGCGAGATGAGTTGGTTGCGGAGCTTGACAGCGGTGTATGTGCTGTTAGTCATGCTGCTGTGAAGTGCATCCGGCTTGCTCAGATTTGCGCCGGTTTCCTGGGTGGAGTTACAGAAGAGGCGCAGATGAGCCTCAACAACCCATCGGAGGAATTTGTATCACCCGAAATGCTTGCGTCTATATTCCCTGTCACCAAAGAGATTCACGACGCACCAACCAAGATGTTGATGGGGTGGTTGAAGCTGAAGTTGGCAGAGGATGAGAATTTTAAGGCTGTGATTTGGGCAAGGTTCGTGCCTGAGATATTCCGACTTGCAACAGAGATGGACATGTTAGGTATAGACCACGGTATTAAGTCGGGTGACGTGGACATGTACAAGAATGAGCTTCACCCGCGCAGCAGTCACCAAGGGTCTTACATCCTGGTCTGCCAACCACAAACCGCACAGTACGGAAACAACTTCAGCCGCGCACGTACCAGCATCTTCTTGAGTCAAGACTATAACCGCGTAACTAGGGCACAGGCCGGTGACCGTGTACAGGCCGATGGTGCAGGCGCAACCACGTTAGAGCTTGATGTGTTGGTGACCGGCCCACGAGGTCAGAAGACCATCGTGCATGACATCGTGGCCTCAGTAAGAGGCAAGGAAGAAGCAGAGAAGCGCACCGCGCAAGCGTGGAGAAAGGTGTTATTGGAGGAATAATGGCAACCAAGCCCGGTAAGTACGCGGCCTTCAAGAAGGTTTACCCAAAGGTGCCTCTTGATGCTACTGCATTCGACAAAATGCGCGAGGTGTTAGACGCGCTTGAGAACCCTGATGAGCCTAAAGACTCAATGAGGGTGCGTGACCTTCCTAACACCGAACTAAAAGACCTTTACGTTAAGGCCCGCAAAGCGAAGGATGCTCTAGATGTGCAGGTGTCCTTGCTTGAAACGCAGATAGCGGCTTATACCTATCTCTTTGTGCAGCGCATGGAAGAAGACGATGTTACAGCTTTGCCGTTCACTGATGGGGTGCAGCTTGGTTCATCGGTTGAACCTTACCCGAACGTGAAAGACAGAGCGGCCCTGTATGGTTGGATAAAAGAGACGGGCCAAGAAGATTTGCTAACACTGAACTATCAGACTCTAGCCTCCATCACCAAGCAGCGGTTACTAGAGGGTGAGCCTATACCACCAGGCGTGGAAGTTTTTATGAAAGACAAGCTAACCGCAAGGGGCTTGAACACGAACAAAGGAGCAACATCAAATGACTAAGGCAATTGAACGAGTTGAAACCAAGGGTAGCTTGGCTGTCGTTCCTGCCCACCTGAAGCAATATGTGGGGATGGCAGATGACGAACAGGTTGTGGGCCGTGAGGATATGTTAATCCCCCGGCTTGCTGTCGCACAAGACGGCATGTCACCGCAGTTGAAGAAGGCTAGCGAGTTGTACATTCCAGAGCTTGAGGCCGGTGACCTGTTTAACACCGTCACCAATGAGATTTATGGGCCGACTGCAACCGTAATTCCACTGTTCTTTACGAAGAACTACATTGAGTTTGCGCCTAACATGGGCGGTGTGTTGGGTCAGTACAGCAATGCGGCTGAGCTTCCGAAGGGCGGTCTTGATTGGGGTCGTGATCCTGAAGACGGTTCACCGATACCGCCGCGCATCACTGAGTTTAAGAACCGCATGTGCCTGATTGAGACTGAGGCCGGTTATCAACCCATCGTTGTATCTTTCAAGAAGGGTGAGGTGAAGTTCTCTGACCAGTGGAACAGTCAGATAAAGTTTGCGCGTATGGCTGACGCCCTCCCTTGCTTCGCTCACACGTACACCATTACATCGAAGCTGAAGAACAAAGGTCAACAGTCGTGGTACGTCAAGACGATTGCGCCTTTAGGCTTCACACCTGAGAACATCTTTGGTCAGGCGAAGTCTTACTTTGAGCAGCTTAACCAGGGCGGTTACACGGTGGACACCACCGGCATTGAGGCTGACACCAAAGAGGCCGATGCTGATACGTCCTTTGACCAAGACTAAGTAAAAGCCGTTGTGAACGGGGAGGGCGCTAACAGGCACCCTCCAATTTTTTGTCTCTAAGGTGGTTAACATGGAGCGGAAACGCTGGATAGCTGTTGATTTTGATGGGACATTGGCAACGTTCGGTTGCAACTGGCAGAACGATTACCGCGCCACTGGTGACCCCATTCCGGCGATGGTGGAGAGGGTTAAGCAGTGGATTGCAGCCGGTGAGGATGTGCGAATCTTTACGGCCCGCATGGACTGCTATCACCCCAAGTTTCCTAATCTAACAGCCGCCGCCGTGAGACGACCAATCATAGTTTGGTGCATCAAGCACCTTGGAAAACGTCTCATTGTTACCAACAAGAAAGATTACTGGATGAAGGCTCTTTATGATGACAGAGCTATTCAAGTAGAGAAAGATACAGGGAGGCTGATAACAAGATGAGCGACCCTAAAGTTGGTATTGGTGGAGCACCCACCCGCGCAACCACACTGCCGGATGACCCCAAGCAACGCAAACAACACCCCATCGCAAGCGGTGTGTTGGATTATTTTCCAGATGCCTTGGTTGCTGTGGCCTCTGTGTCGTGGAAGGGCAACGAACAACACAACCCTGGTCAGCCGTTGCATTGGGCTAGAGGCAAATCAACGGATGAGGCCGACACCATGATTCGGCACTTCCTGCAACGTGGAACCATAGACACGGATGGTACGCGACACTCTGCAAAGATGGTGTGGCGTGCATTGGCTCTGCTTCAAAAGGAGATTGAGAGTGAGCGAGATTCTAACAGTCAAGGAAAGGGCCGATGTCGAAGCGTGGCTTAACAAAGGAAGAGAGAGCGGCCAAGTGGGATAGCGAATTTATCCCATGCAAGAAACATCCTGAACGAAGATGCAACAAGTATTCTTATGTTAAATGCGGCGCTATCCGCTGCGGCACTTGTAAGAATTGCGGTGTTAAAGCGTTGAGTAGACTACAAACCTACAGAGCAACAGAAAAAGGCAAAGCAACTGTGTTCCGCTGGAATCACTCTGCTGGTGGTCATTCGGCGCGGGCTTGGCATATAGAAAGGAAACTTCATGGTTAAGACAGACGCAACAACATTGAACCTGCTATCTGAGGTTCAATCACAACTTCAAGACTACGCACCCGCTCTCAAACAGAGTATGGTGATTGATGGGCAGGCCCGCCGCTTGGTGTGGGATTTTTCCGATGTTGACATTGAAACATTGGAAATACTACAAGTGACTGATGTTCAGTTTGGTCATAAGGCGTGTGACCTTGAGACTCTTAACAAGTACCTTGCATGGGTGTTATCGGAAGAAAACCGTTACATCGTGCTTGGTGGTGACATGGTTGACGCCGGTCACGTACAAAGCAAAGGTTCTCCATTTGAGCAGATAGGCGACCCACAGCAAGAAGTGTGGGCCTTCTGTAAGCTGTTCGCTCCTGTGCGGCATAGGGTGTTAGGTTACGTGGGTGGAAACCATGAACGAAGGAGCATTCCGACCTTCGGTGACATCGGGAAGTCAATTGCGACCGTCCTTGAATTACCTTACTCACCAGGCAAGCAGCACATTGACATCATCTTTGGTGACCACAAGCCTTTCAAAATCTCCATGTGGCACGGGGGCGGGGGTGGGTCTACAAAAGGCACGCTTGCTAATGGCCTAGTGCGTTTTATGAACCAAGCCGACTCCCAACTGTACCTGTTAGGTCACCTCCATCAAGCGATGGTGGTACAAGAGTCACGCGAGGTGCGGGAAAAGAAGACCATGCGGCTGCAAAAGATTGTTGGTGCGCGTGGTTCATCCTTCCTGAAGCACTATGGCACATACGCAGAGGTGATCTTAGGTACTAACCCACAAACCATTCAGATGCCCCGCGCTGTGCTTGAGCGCAACGGGCACTGGGAGTTGACGCTAAGATGACGAAAGTAACATGTTATTGCGTGTGGGTTGGTAACCGCCTGTATCGGATGTGGTGTTACGATGGCCACATCCGATATGAAGGGTATGGCCCATTTAGTCATTGACTGCTATTCCTGTTATGTTAGGATTTGGTATGGACTTCCTTGCAGAGCCGGTGGTTGACTTCCTAGAGGAAGAAGAGAAGCACCCTGATTGGAACTGTGTTGGTTGCGGGCACGGCCTCACAGCACACACAAAGGGCCTGGTGCTTCATGGTGCCTGTCAGATGTGCAGGGAGTGCCCAAAAGCAGTGTTGACGGAGAAAGCGAAGCGTGCAGTAAATCACGGTTTGTTACCGTGATGGGTGTTGTTAGCTCAGTCGGGAGAGCACCAAGGTGTAACCCACCTTCAGTACGCGGGTGGTTGCCTTGGGGGTCGGTGGTTCGAGTCCATCCCAACACCCATCGGGGTAACAAACCCAAAGGAGAAATAAAACATGGCAAAGAACAAAAGCCGTGGGGTTGTGTACGTGATTACCCCACTAGGACGTAAACAATTCGCAGAGGTAACCGGTCACGGTCGGAGTATTATGAAGGTGCTTCGGCGGCTTCGTAAGGCTTCAGGGCCGGAGATTTTGAACGCTGTTAGCCGTGAGTTCAAAACGGAAAAGGCACAGAGCAAGCGCAAGAATGTTGCCGGTGTCTATCTGTGGCGATTCACCCGCAAGGGCCTGCTCAAGCAGGTTGCAGCGTAATTGAACGTGGTGGGCCGGTACCGCAAGGTCACCTTAAGCAACCCGGCAAGATTTTATAACTACCAAGGAGAACAAATGTCAACAGGCAGAATTGAAAATGGGTTTTACGTGCAAGGTGATTTGCGTTTTGCGATTGACGCAGCCGATGCTCACAAGACCTTTGACGCTGTGGGAGCGTTGTCTCACGCTGACAAGATTACACTAGCGAAGTTGAATAACATTCCAACTGAGCCGTACAACAAACAACTGCTCACCAATGTACTGAAGTCGGTTGTGCAGAATGCTTGGTTTGCTGCAAAGCAGGGTACGGTGCCTGTCGAGGTCGCAACCGGCCACACGGCCCGCTTGCAGCGTTACCAGGCTGAAATTGCCATCCCCACCAACGCAGTTGACTTCCTAGCGAAGAAGACTCGCGTTGCGAAGGCCGCACGACCTGCGTTGAGCTTCACGCTTGACAATGCGAAGTATGAGCAGGTGTGGCGTGAGTGGCGCGGTCAACGTGCTCTTGTTATCCGTTCCATGCAAGAGTTGTTGGCGAACGTTATAGGAACCGGTGTTACCATCCGTCAAATACTTGAGAACGTGAAAGAGACGCGTGAAACGACTCTGCCCACGCGCAACGCGGTTGGTCAGATTGTGAACGCGCTGATGTTTGCGGGCTTGGCAACTTGCCTCAATCCTGAAGCAGCAAAGGCCCCGCGTACACAGGCTGCTGTCTCAGTTACTAAAACCACAACCACTACCCCGGCTGCAAAAGCAATCCCCGCCGCTCAGGTTGCAAAGAACAAGAAACGTTAACAACTGTTGGTAGGTTAACACTCTTCCCACCCCACGCTTTGTAACTAGAGCGTGGGGTTTTTTATTGGTATATGACCATACGAATATACCAAGGTGATTGTCTTGAGGTGATGAAACAACTCCATTCAGGCAGTGTTGATTTAGTGTTGTGTGATCTTCCTTATGGAACTACCCAAAACAAATGGGATGTGGTTATCCCATTTGCTTCTTTGTGGTCTAACTATTTACGTGTAGGGAAAGAATCTGCCGCCTTTTGCTTCACAGCCTCACAACCATTTTCCTCTGCTCTGGTAATGAGCAATCCGAAAATATTCCGACACGAATGGGTGTGGATTAAGAACAGAGGAAGCAATTTTGCTAACACCGTGCGTGAACCGTTTAAGGAGCATGAAGTGGTGTTGTGCTTCAGTCGTGGTAAATGGACATACAACAAACAGATGCAAGAGCGCACCGGGAGAGGTGTATCACTAATCGGTAAGCGTGTTGGTGTAGGTAAATCGGAGCGCCCCGGAATGGGGCGCCCAATGATGGAGTTCAAGGAAACGGAATCACTTTCTGAGCTTCGTGTTCCTTCCTCATGGCAAAAATTTAACACTCAAGTTGGTTTACATCCCACACAGAAGCCCGTTGCGCTGATGGAATACCTCATCAAGACTTACACCAACGAAGGTGATACGGTGCTTGATAACTGCATGGGGTCGGGCACAACGGGGGTTGCTTGCGTTAACACAGGCCGCAACTTCATTGGGATTGAAAAAGACCCAACATACTTTGAGATTTGCAAGCAGCGCATCGTAGGTGCTGAAGTCGTTACCGTAGCACCATCTGCACCTGTGGATGTGTGCCTTTCACACAAACAAGAGAACTGTTCGCGGTGCTCCATTGGCTAAAGCTAAGGTGTTAAAGGGTCAATACTTCCTGTTTGGTAACACAGGCGAAGTGTCTAACTGGAAACCCCCATCAGAGTTGCCGAACCTTGAGGGTGTTAAAGAGATAGCATTCGACACCGAAACCACCGGCAAAGACAAACGTAAAGATACCCCCATCGGCTTCTCTTGCTGCACCTCTGATGGGGTGAAGTTCTATGCACCGTGGGGCCATGCCGGGGGAAACCTCAACCCAGAGAACGTGAAGGCGTGGGCGAAAGAGCAATTACGAAACAAGAAGCTCATTGGCTGTAACATCGGCTTCGATGCTGAGATGATGCGCCGTTGGGGTGTAGACCTGGAAGCACAAGGAAACCAACTTTATGATATATCGCATGGTGCTGCTCTACTTAACGAGAATAGAACTAGCGGGTTTGGTTTGTCTGATCTTGGTATGGAGTATTGTGCTCGTCCGAAGTTGGATGAAGGACTAGATAAAAGCAGGATGTCTGACTATCACTCTTCAATGGTCGGAACCTACGCGGAAGAAGACGCTGCTCTAACATGGGATGTGTACGCGGCACAACGGCCCCTGATTGAGAAAGACCAGCTAGGGAAGGTTGACGACCTAGAATCAAAGCTCATTTGGCCTAACAACCACATGGAGCGGTCAGGCGCACGGCTTGATGTACCAAAGCTAGAGCAGTTCGGGTTAGACCTACAGAATGAGCTATCAGCGCTAACCATGCGAATTTGGGCCGCGACCGGGGTGCGCCTTGACCCCAACAAGGTTGATTCATGGGATAGGCTCTTTATTCAGATGGGCCGTGATCCTAACAAGGTGATGAATGAGAAGCACCAACTGGTGTCTTCCTATACCGAAGACTTCCTGAAGAAGTTCACAGATGAGCACACCGTTGCGGGCCTGCGTTGCAGGCGGCTGTTATCGCTCAAGTCTAAGTACCTTGACAAGTACGAGCACACCAGGAGGGGTGACTTCCTTCCGTTTGACCTGTTCCAACTTCGGGCCGGGGAAGAAGAGAAGGGCACCGTGGTGGGCCGCTACTCATCAGCCCGCGTCAACATTCAACAGGTTTTCAAGGTTGAAAACCAGGTAAAGAGGTTCGGTGACGGTTACATCATCCGTGAGTTGATGATACCTGACGATGGCTATGAGATGTTTGCTTGGGACGGCTCACAGCTTCAGTTTAGGTTGTTCGCTCACCTCTCCCAAGATAAGGACATCATCAGGGCTTACCACGACGGTTATAACAGGTGGAGGGCAGGCGGTAAAGACGTTGACTTTCACCAGATGGTTGCAGACCTGTTCCATCTCAGCCGACAGAACGCAAAGACTAACAACTTCGCGTTGGTGATGGGGATGGGCCGCGCACACCTCTCTTCTAACATCGGCAAGGCATGTGATTGCCAGAGTGAAACGTATTGGAAGTATGTTGAGGGCCGTGACTTCGACCCCACCAAAGACTTCTCCAACAATGAGAACCATGCGGAGAACTGCCCCGCCGTGGAAGCAAACAAGATGGTGGATGAGTATGAGGCTTCTTTCCCATCGGCAAAGAAGACTATGGAAATGGTTGTAAAGTTTGCGAAGAAGAACGGTTTTGTACCTACCTTGTTAGGCAGGCGAAGACGTTACGCAGATAGCGAGTATCGCGGTGGGTTAAAGCAGAAGACGCGCTATTACAAGGCTCTAGCCTCCTGGTTGCAGGGGTCTGAGGCCGACATCGTAAAGAGCAAGATTCTGAGGGTTTACAACGAGCGCAATAACATCGGGATTCACAAGATGCGTATGCCTGTACACGATGAAATCACGGGCGACATTGACCCTGACCCAAAATGGAAGGTGTTAGCGCGTGAGGTGTTAAACATTCAAGAGATACCGTGCCGTGTTCCGATTACATGGGCCGATGAGTACGGTGCAAATTGGAGGGAGTGCAGTGGTAAGTGATGAACAGCTAAAGGAAGAGTTTGAGGAACGTGCGGCCATCAAGCAGTTTGACGGCAAGATGAAACAGGAAGAAGCAGAGTATTGGGCTTGGAAGGATACCTATGAACGAATCAACGGTTAGCAGCGCATTTCAAACCCTCTTCCGTCAGACTGTGCCTGGTGCTGTGGTGGTTAAGCACGCTGACAAGTCAATGATTGGTATGCCTGACGCTTCGATAACCCATAACAAGATCACTCTGTGGTTAGAGTACAAGTTTATAGGCCCCAAGACGAAGGGTGTTACCGCACAATTCATGCGTGATGGGGTTTGGGATGCTCAGCACGTTGCGGAGTCTTCACCTACGCAACATAACATGATGCAACGGCTTGCTGTGGCCGGTCACGCCTATTACATCTTTTGGGTGTTAGACCACAGAGCAACCAGGAAGAAGGTCGGTTACATCCGCCTGTGGCACCCCATCACCGGCACTGTGGCGACTCTTAACAATAATCAAGAGTTGATTTTATCCGGCCTTGCGCCGTTCTTCTAAAGGCCCCGTAAACTACTGAAAAGACATGGTGTTACGGTTCCAAGCCGGTTTAGCAAACCGCCGCCTTCAGCCTCTCGGCCACATCTCCGTGCTGGTAACCATAACAATACATTGAATATGGTACTTTCGTGCCCTTGCGCTCCGTCGCATTCTGTTGCATGATGGGGTTATGAAGATCACAGCCGCAACACACAACGAGTTCATAGAGAAATGCAAAAGCGAACTAGCCATGAACTTTGAGTGCCCTTCCGAGCAGATTTTGGGAGTATACGGCTCAAAGATGGGTTTGACAAGCAAGGAGATGTTTGAAGTCATATGCCAACACAACGAGAGTCAGACGAAAGAGCCTGTAAAGGATTATTTAGCGTGAGCCGTCACCAGGCCGGCCACATCTATGAGAAGCACGGTGCATTCCACGTCAGATACTACGTGGAAGAGGCCGGTGAGCGCAAGCAGAAGAGTACCAAGCTGTGCGACAAAGACCGCACGAAAGGCCACGGCTCAATCACGGCGAAGGCCGTTGTTATGCTCTGCGAAGACTTCATGCGAACGGTCAACAGCGACACACCGACCGTGAAGGCTTTAACCGTGATTGAATTTTGGGATACTATCTATCAGCCGTTCATCGAATCAACTCTTAAACACTCAACCGTGAAAGGATACACACAGGTATGGAATCAACATATAGCAGCACACTTTGGGAAGACCTTTTTGGCAGAGTACAAGACATCAATGATGAGCCTTTACCTAACCCACCTGTCGAAGACGTACCGCCCGCGCACGTTGGCATCAGTGAAGTTCTTAGGCAGCGCAATCTTCGCACACGCAACAGCGATGGGGTTGACCGAATCAAACCCCATCAGAGACGCAAAGGTTTTGGGGAAGATGTTGCCAAACGGTGTGACTGAATCGTACACCTTGGAAGAGATTGAGAACGTCATCAGCGCACTGGTTGACCGCGTGGAATGTCAACTCATCATGGCTCTAGCGTTCTTCTTGGGGTTGCGGAAGGGTGAGATTGCAGGGCTGCAATGGGGTGATGTTGATGCAGACTTTGTGCACGTTCGGCGGGCCATTGGCCGGGGGATGGTGGGAACCCCAAAGACCCGCAAGAGCACCAGGAGCGTGCCCCTGATAGCGCCTGTGCGCCTGTTCCTGGGGCTGTGGCGTCAGAAGTGCCGGGGCGATGGGTGGGTGTTCCCTGGTCGCGGGGCTGAGCCTGCTAGTCTGGATGGTCTAGCCGGCCGTGTGATCCGGCCCACGTTGGAGAAGGCCGGGTTGCCGTGGAAGGGCTTCCACGCGGGCCGCAGAGGGCTAGGTACGACCCTCCGAAGCCTGACGGGGAATAGCAACGCGGGGCGTGATATGTTGGGCCACAGCAACGCACAAGTCACTGAAGCCCACTATGAAGCCGCGATGCCTGAAGAGGTGTTACGCGGTATGAAGCTGTTAGAGGCTAAAGCGAAGTCCAATTGACTTGCGTACCCGGCATAAGACCACCCGCCACTGACACGAAGCCCTCAGCCGCGTTCCTAGCCGCCATGAATTGATTCTGTTGGTTGGTTAGAACTGCACCAGGTGCCAATGTTCCACCACCTGACTGCCTTGCGTAGGTGTAAGACCACACACCCGTGTTGACATTGAACACCACTGTTAAGACATACCCATTGGCTAAAGCAGCCGCACCTTGATTAAGCGCGGGTGGGTTGCCGACAATGGAAGGCCCCACCATGTAAACCACCGTCTGAGTCATGGCCTGAAAATCATAATCAATCTTCACGCAAGCCCCGATGGTGTCGTTTTCGGTTACACCTTGAATGGTGAATGCAACTGGAGTTGTTAGAGTTATGCTCATAAGTTTAGCTCGTTGGTGCTACAAATTGGCGATAGAAGACGGTGATGCGAACAACACCAGCACCGGGGTTAGAGCCGGTGCAGGTAATACGAACCTTAGCCGCTGCAACTTGAACAGGACCAAGATTGGAACTGGCAACTGTTGGGTCAGCCTGGTTAAGCCCAATGGAAGTTGTACCTGCAACCAGTGTGGCGTTAGCGCTTGAGAACCTCGCGCTTTGTGTTGCATCACCTACGGCCCAATTGGTTGTTGTTGTAATGGTAGTCGTAACGCGACATACAACAGCCTCAATGATGGAACCAGCGGGTAATAGGTTGCCTGTGGTGTCGGTAGTTAGACCCACGGTGCTTAAAGTGAGAAGCTCAGAGGATTGACCCTTAACCCATTGTGCGCCGTTTGCCGATTGTTGCGTGATGGTTGCTAGTGTTATTGCTCCGCTTACATCCGCAGCCGTTCCGTTGCCGATTGCAATTCCCGCAGCACCGGAACGAGATAGACCTGTATCTAGTGCAGCGGTGCCGCTGTTCACCGTCTGTGTCCCCCAACCCAAAACCAAGTTGACTGAAGCCGCAAGTTGTCCTGTTGCTGTCACCAACCACCCGGTGACAGCGGTGCCAATACCTAAGAAGCACCCCTGCGGGCTTGTTAAAGTGACCGGCGACGAGCTTGTGTTATGTAAACCAGCAAAGTTGGCGTTGGCAATACCAAGAGCGGCTCCGGTGTAAAACACAGCGTTCCCTATCGTGAGCGTCGAACTCGAAACCGCCTGAATAACAACTTTTGGTATACCAGTGCTACCAGAATGTCCGATGGTTAGCGTGCTTGTGGCATTCGTACCGGCACCAATGCCACTGCTGATTGTCCACGTATCGGCGGCTGAAGCTGCACCAGTCCAATAGTTAGCAGCCACTTCAAGAAGTGGTGACGCATTCGTTGTTATAGCACTCGCAATGGTGGTGTTAGCCCAAAGCCATG